GACGCTGCCGCCCTTGGCGTAGCAGGAGCCGCCGTCCATGTTCGTCATGCGCGTCGTGTTTTTGAAACCGTCCATGTCACTTACCTTTCTTGCGGGCCGCAGCCAAGTTGTCGACGAGATTTGGATAAGGACGGCCCGCCGCAGCCGCACGTGCCTTAGCAGATTTCTTGCGCTTCACCGATAGACTTTTCGGCTTGCCAAGATCCTCGGGTCGCTTCTTGTCCCAGATGGGCTTGACGGCGAAGTCACTCATGTCAGCAGTCCCACTTGCGCAGAGCCAGCGCCTTGCGCGTCGGGCGTCCCTTGTCGTCCTTCATCGGCCCCTCCATGCCGCCCATACGTGCGCAGAACGAGCTGCGCCGGGCGGCGGCTTTCGGTGACTTCTTGGCCTGCTTGGCGCTGACCGGAGGCTTGATGTCGTGCCCCTGCGCCCGCAACGACGCGCGACCCTTGGCGTTGAGACCGCCCTCGGGGTTCTTGCCCTCTTTGCGGGTCCACGCGCCGGCGGTGGCGAGGCCACCCTCCTTGAACTGCTTGCGGACGCCGAGGCTGACGTTGGCGCCGCGCGCCGGGTCGTAGCCGCCGGATACCGACACGGGGCCGTCCTCGTAACGCATCTCGCCGCCGAAACCTGCGCCGGGTTCATAGCTGCCGGATACCGACATCGGACCGCGCGCATACTGCGCCTGAAGCATCTGCAGCCTCATATCGTCGTCGAGGGCGGCGTTCACGTCGAAATTGCCACCGGCCATGGGCATGCCCGCGCTGCCCTGCATTCCCTGAAAACCGCCGCGAGGCCCCATCTGCGCCTGCACGCCGACGTTGGCGGGACCCACCTGCGCCTGCAGGCCGCCCTGCATGCCCGCAAACTGGCCTCCCATCGGCTGCTGGGCGCCCATGGGAGGCGCGCCGAAGGGTGCGCCGGGGTTCGGTGCCCCGGCAGGCATCTGCTGCGCCATGGGGCCAGCCTGACCGCTAACGGGCGGCTGCTGTTGGTTCGGTGGCGGCCCGAGGGGGCTGACGCGCTGCGGCAAGCCGAGGGCGTCGTCGATCTGACGCTTGGCTTGCGCTATCCGGCTGTCGTAGGTGCCACCATTCATGCCATTTATTCCGCGTACGACTTAACCATCTCGAGGACGATAGTATACGTGTCGCCGGTAGATGTGTCGCGCGTTGAGAACAGGACATCGCCGGTCTTGCCGGCGCCGGCGTTATTCCACAGGCCGCCGAATTGCGTCAGGTCGAACGAGTACATGTTGTTCTGCGGGATCACGGCGATAAGCACGTCCGTGGTTGCGTCCCAGTACATGTCGACTTCCATGCCGTGTGTGAGGGCGTGGATCTTGGTGATCGTCACGCCGTCGCAGGCCTTGCCGAAGGCGCTGGAGGTGAGGGTCGAGACATCAACCTTGACAACCTTGGTTTCCCCGGTGCCGTCGGATATGTTCGTGAACTTCATGATGGCCATACGCTCGCCATCGAACAGGGTCTGTGTTGTTACTGCGTCCGCCATGGGGCGTTCCTTCTGCGAAGTAAGGGCCGGTTATTTAGGCCGGCCCCCACCCTATACCATCGCTTTCGCGAACAGTCATTAGTCCTGTGCGGTCGTCTGCACGTAGCAGTACGTGACACGCACCTGACCAGCCGTAGGCTGACCAACTGACGTGACCGTAGCGACAACAGTGCCGTTCGTGCCGATGTCGTCCATCGCGGCGAGCTGTGCGGCGGTGAACGTCGGAAGGACGCGGATACCAGTCTTGGCGTTAACGCCACTGGCGTACTGCGTGCCGCCCGATGCCGTGCCGACAGACACAGTCGCCGAGGTGGCGCTGTTGTACTGCGTAAGCACGTCGACAATGATGTCCACGATCTGGCTGTCGTACGGCAGGTAAACCGTGCCGTTCTGCACCAGTGTGGCATCGAAGTCGATCAACACAGTCTGCGAAAGAACCGCAAGGCCGATGTTGGGTCCGCCTGACAAACCGGCGTTCTTATCGCCGGAGGCAAGTGGGCCAGTCCAAGTCGTCTGAGACATCTGTTTTCTCCTTCAGAGAAGAGAGGGGGGCCGAAGCCCCCCGCTCAGGTTAGATGCCCGGCGTACCGTACACGCCGCGCGGATCGGTCCAGCCGAACGCGTAGCGTTCAGTGGCCTTGTAGCGCATGCTGTCGGTTTCGAAGTCACCCTCCATCGACTTCTCGAGGCCGCGACGCATCGCGAGCTTGAGACCCTCGGGCGCGTCGGTCTGAACCCAGAACGCCGTGGTCGAGGTGATACGCGAGAGGTTGGCCTGACCGCCATCCAGCAAACCCATTGATTTGACTGGATTAATGTCATTATTTGCCGTTCCGGCACGCAGCACAGACTTGAGGAGAACCTCAGCCTGAAACACGTTGCTCGGTCCAACGACCAACTTCTTCGGCGTCAAGCGGATGCGCTTGCCGTTGTTGTCCACGGCGTTGCGGATCTGCACCAGCAGCTGCTCAAGCGAGGTCTGCGACAGGTTTGCGGCCGTCGAGAGCTTGTTGGAGAAGGTGCCGTTGGCGATCGGGTGATTGGTGGCCACCAGCTCAACGCCGTCGCCGCCAGCGTAAGCTGCCGTGAACGAACGGTTGAGGATGTTGGCGCCAAGGGTTTCCTTGGTTTCAATCAGCGACTGTGCGAGGTGACGTGCATAGGTCTGACCGATGCGGATGTGATCACCATCTTCGACGAGGACCTTGGTCAGGGCGAATGCCAGACCGTAGACCTTGTACAGGTAGCGCTGAATGAACAGAACGCCGCCCGACTGGTAGGTGACCGGCATGCCATCTGGCAGTTCCGGTGCAGCGCCGAAGCCGTACAGGACAGGCTCTTCATGGTAGTTCCGGGGGATGCCCTTGAACTCTTTGAATACCTGCGCCCACTCATCGGCACGCTGGTCGTAGATACCGTTGAACTCTTCATTAAGAATAGGCTCAACGATGGAGCGGAAGTCTGTACTCCGCATTGGATTAGCCATTGTTCATGCCCTCCTTAATAAGCGGCGATGTTGGCAGTGTTCTGGTGCTCAGAAATCTGAACCAGAGCATTGACATACGTGTCGCCGAAGTTGTTGTCCGGACCCGGAACGATACCAATCAGGCGGAGGCCTGCGTTGGCGGCGGAAGATGCGACGTTCAGCGACTGCGACGACAGACCAGTGGTCGTGTTGCCGGCAGCGGCCGAGAAGTCGTACTGCTTACCGACGTCGGCAACAGCCAGAGCAGCGTTGCTCTGGATCTGGTACGTGATCGTCTGGTCGATGGTCACGTACGTGACGATCTCAGTAGCCACGGTGCCCGTGGTCCACTTGTTGGAGATGCGACGACGCTGGTCGCTGTCGGTCCATTCGACGCCCTGAAAGGTGCCGATGAACGCATCGCCAGCGGCGGCGACGACAATGGTTCCATCCGTCGGGTCGACTTTGACCGGCTGGTTCTGGAAGATATTCGCGGCGTACCCCGAGGTGCAAGTCATCGCGAACGGGCGTACAACGCCCGACGGATGGTTCACTGGGATAAGGCCGTAGGGGGATGCAGTGCTTGGCATGTCCTATTTCCTTAGAAAATTGATTGAGAGATGCCTTAGCTGAAAGCTGCCAGCCTCGGCGCGGCTTGACGAAAGTCATCCATACCGTCCCCTTCAATGAGCCGACCGCCGGACTGCTCGGCCTGCGCGCGGATGCTATCCGCGACTTCGGCGAGTTTGTCCTCTTCACGCAACGGAGCGTCGTAGTGAGCCTCCTTCATGAACCTCTGATAGAGGCTCTCGGGCAGCTTAAACGCGAGCATCTCGTTGACCGCGATCATGCCGACATATTCGCCGGTCTTGACCGAGGCATGAGCCATCCCGGGAACTTCTTCTGCCTTAACCGGCTCGTAACCGAGCTGGATGCGGCGATGAATTGGATCGCGCGGGTTGGTCGTGGTGAGCCAGCACACATGATATCCGGGTAGATCCGGTAGATCAGGAAGTGCGTCGTTAAATAGTTGAGCGCGGAACATCTCAAGTCGCTCGTCGTCGCTAACCTCGCGGCTTTCGGTGACCTGACGGTCATCCATTGCACGAGAGCGCCGAGCAACACCCGGTTCCTTCTTCAGGCGGTCGTCCATACGATCATCATTCATGTTGGCATACTCCTTTAGTTAGCCGAACCGTTTTTGTCGTAGGCCTGATACGCCTTGAGCATTTGGTTGCGACGTGAAACGTCGTCCCAGATGCCCGCTTCGATCATAGCCTGCTTACGTTCGGGTGTCACGTAGATTTCTTTACGGGTGGAAGTCGGCGCATATTCGCGCGTCTGGCCCTGTGGAGGCGCCCTGCGGCGCGGTGTGCCGGCGGCCGGTGCCTCGTCCGCCGAACCGCCCACACGGGACGCCACGCGGCGCGTCAGCTCCTCCCAATAGCTCCGCGACGTCGGGTCGTAGCCGGCCGCCGTGAGGCTGTTGTCGATCGCCTTGGTGACGGCGCTGTCCTCGTCGCGGCCCGACGGATCGTACCACGGATTGGCCGACAGCCACTCCTTGGCGTAGTTCACCGTGCGGGGGTCGGCGCCCGGATTGGCGTGCTGCTGGCGGGCCTGCTCGACCTGCTGCTTCTGCTGCCAGAGCATACCCGCCTCGCGCTGCGCCTCGTCGCGCAGACGCATGGCCGTGGTCACGTCGTCACCGTTGCCGGCCTCGACGGCGCGGGCGATGATGCTCTCCGCCTGCCGCACTTCCTGCTGCACCTGATTGAAACGCTGGTCGATGGCGCTGACGTTGCTGGCCAGCGTGTTGCCCTCGATGGCGGCCACGCGGCGAGCTAGTTCGCCGTTCTGGTGGCGCAGCATCTCCAGTTCGCGCTGTGCGCTCTCCTTGGCGCGCTTCTGGATTTCGCGACGCTTGACGCGACGCTTGCGGCTCTGGCTCTCGACTTCGTCGTCGGTGTCGTCCTGACTGGCGGCGAGGCGTTCATCATCGCCGTCATCGTCGTCATCGCTGTCGTCTGCCGCGTCAACCGGGGTTTCGGCGGGCGGCGTACCTTCGATGATCTCGAACTCGTCTTCGGTATCTGGTGTGTCACTCATGACCGGCTCCTTTCAGCCTTATAGCGACGGGTGTCGCTAGATCGTTAAACAAACGCCTTCACCGTCAGCGGATCGCCCGGCACTGCGCCGAGCAAGTCGAGATCGTTGAACAGCACGAACAGCACTTCATCTTCGTTGTTTGGACCGTGCTTAACTGTCCACTTGTCGCCGCCGTACTTTGGCGTGCGAACGAAGTCTCCCGGCGCGGCCCACGAACCCTCGGGCCACGCTTCTTGCGTGTTGCGGTTTTTGAACGCGAGGCTGCCCACGGCGATGACCTTGGCCACCTGCGTGTTCCACTGCTCGGTGTCCCGAGCGTCCTGCGTCAGGATGATGCCGCCGGCCGTCTTGCGCTTGGCAGAGCGGATCTGCACCAGCACGCGGCTGCCGAACGGCACGAAGTTGGGATCGACAGGCGGGAACGCCTCGTCGAGGTTACTGTACGCAAATGATACTTGGTTGATGATGTCGGACATGGGTGCTCCATCCGTGTCGTTGTTATAGGTCAAAGCCTTTTCGCTCGTGCTCTTTGACCAGATCTATCAGCACGATCTTGGCGCGCTCGATGCCTGCGTACAGGCCGACAGCGCGTCCGAAGTCGTATGCCTCTCGGCCCGAGGGTTGCTCCAGCGTCTCTCTAGCAAGCATGGCCTGCTCTTCCACCAGCCGCTGGAGCAGCATCTCGATCCTCATGCAGGCGTCTTGGGTGACGTCGACACTTTGGGCATGGTGCCCATCGCCATCTTCTTGTGCTGCGAGACGGCGTCGCCGCTCACGGTGCCGCCCGGTGTCGGGCCTGTCGCGTTGTTTTTTGCCACTTGCTTCTCCTTACGGGTTGGGGTTGATCCCGGTCCCTGTGCTGACCGCGATACGTTCACCAGACATGATCTCGGCCTGCGCGAGTTGCATGGCCGTCTGGTTGTCCTGCTGGTTCATGGTCATGCGCGCGTTGAGTTCGGCCGCCTTGCGGGCGTCCTCGCGGCCCTGACGCAACTGCTCCAGCTGCTGTTCGATCTGCAGCTTCTGCGCCTGCAGCTGCTGCTCGACCTGATCCTTCGCGGCCTGCGCCTGCATCTTCTGCCCCTCGAGCTGCATCTGCGCCTGCGCCTTCTGCCCATCGAGCTGCATGCGCTGCCCCTCGAGCTGCATCTGCGCCTGCGTCTTCTGCGCGTCTGCCTGCATCTGCGCCTGATCACGCTGCGTCTGCATCTGCATCTGCGCCTGATCACGCTGCGTCTGCGCCTGCAGCTTCTGCCCCTCGATGGCTGTGCGCGGATCCTGCGGCGGCTGCGGTGCGAACTGCTGCATCATCTCCATCGCCTGCGCGATGATCGGCGGCAGCGAGGCGAAGATGTTGGCCGCGTCGCCAACGACGCTCTGCGACGCCTCGGCCAGCATGCGATCAAAGGCGCGCCGTGCCTCGTGGTCCTTCAGCAGCTTCATCTCCTCGCTGATGTCGACGCCGCTCGTCTCCTCGGCCAGATCCAGCACCGTCGCGGCGTACCACAGGGCGACGTGCTCCTTGAGGTGCTGCAGGATCACCGGCAGGTACTGCGGTGCGATGAGCTGGCTGCCACCCAGCGCCGGGCTGGTCATGTACGCGAGGTGCGTCTTGAGGTGCGCGATGTGGTCCTGCTCCGGGAAGGCCACGACGGGCTTGCCCATGGTGGCCGTGACGTTCTCGTTGACGGCGTTCTGCTGCTTCGGCTCCAGCGGCGGTACGAGCAGCTCCTTGTAGTTCGGCACGCGTAGCGTCTCGAGCAGCCGCTCCTCGACCTTGCGCGCGTTGTACAGCTGCGGCACGGCGGCGGCGCGGCTGGACACGGCCTGCACCTGAGCAAAGCGCTGCGCCTCGCTGAAGATGGTCGGGTCGCTGACCGGCACCACGTCCTTGGGGCCTTGGAAGTCGGCCCGCGTCGCCAGCTCCTCGCCGACCTCGCGTTCAGTGTCGTCGTCGTCGAGGTGCATGCCGTTCAGGCGGTGCAGGATGTCGAGCGTCTGCGCCATGGCGTTGTGCAGCCGGCCGTGGATGGCCGAGAACACCGTCATGCCCTCTTGGATCAGGGCCAGCGTCGTGCCGACCGGCGCGTTCGGGTTCTGGTCGGCGAGGTTGTCCATCGACGTGCGGACGACGCCCTTGCCTGCGTCGACGACGAAGCCGAGCAACTGGAACAGCGTCGGCGACGGCGGGTTGAACGGGATCGGCATGGCGATCTTGCGCACGTCATCGATGTTGATGCCGCCCTCGATCTCCTCGACCTGCGTCGGCTGGATGTTCAGCGACTGGCCGCCGCGCGTGCCGCCCTTCAGCTTGAGCATCGTCGGCACGTTCTGGATGTGCGCGCTGTCCATGAGGGCGCGCAGGGCGCCCGTCGCGGCGGCACTGAGGCCGCCGATCATGTGCGGCAGGCCGATCGGGTACGCCCCGCGCCACGGGATGAAGGGCCACTCGACGAACCACGCCAGCGGCTCGCGGCTCTCGTCCTCCTCGTCCCAGTTGCGGTAGATGCTCAGCACCTTGCCGCTCGACTTGTCGACGGTCAGAATGTACGGCGCACTGCCGTCGCCCTCGACGTCGGCCACGGCGTGGATCTCGAACACGGTGCGCAGGCCGTCCTCGTTGTAGCTGGTGTCGCTGCGGCCCTCGATCTTGTCGTTGGCGACGTCGACGATCGAACGCTCCGGCTCCATGCTCGGCGGCGTCAGCTCGACGTCGCGGTACATGCCAGACTTTACACGCTGCTCGTAGTCGAGCTGCGTCAGGTACTGCACGTGCGTCTTGCGCTGCGCGCTGTTGAAGTTTGTCGCGGCAAACGGCAGGTACATGTCGTCGATCGCGACGAACAGGAAGTCCGGCCGGTTGCGCGCCTCGTCCCACGTGATCTTGAGGTACTGCGCACCGCCCAGTGGCACCTGCGTCAGCAGCTGCTCCAGCTCGGCGCGGAACGTCTTGCTCTGCACCGTGAGCTGCCAGTTCATCATGCGCGTCTTGCGCTTGGCCTTCTGCAGCTTCTTCATGGTGATCTCGCCCTCGATCAGGTCCTTCACCGGACCTTGGGGCGGGAGCAGCTCGCGGATGGCGCGCGACGCGAAGTCGATGCATGCCTCCGTCATCATCGGGTGCACGACCTTCGACGCGCCTTGGAACTGGGCGCCGCCGGGTGCGTCGTCACCGAGGCCGGTGCGGCGGATGCCCTCCTCGTACTGCTCGTCGCGCTTCTTGCGCGCCTCCTTGTCCTTGCTGATCAGGTCGAGGAAGCGCGTCGACAGCGTGCTGAGTTCGCTGTCCGGCATCTCCTCCGCGAGGTTCGAGTAGAACTCGCTGTCGCCCGGCGCCTCTTCGTCGCCGAGACGCACGATCGCGCCACCGTCCTCGGTGTCCTCGACGTCGGATACCTCCTCATCGATCTCGACCATCTCGCCTTCGGGCTGTTCGTCTTCATCCATGGCTCAGTCCTTCAAGCGGCGTATGGGTTCTGGAGGATCTTCGGTGGCGGCCTGTCGACAGCCACCTTCTTGGTTTCTTTTACCACCGACACCAGTCTCTTGTCGATGCACAGCCGCACGCACTGCGTCATGGCGTCGACGTAGTCGTCGTGCTTGATGCTGTTGGGGCCGGTGAACGCGCAGAGCTGGGCCAGCATCGGGTCGACCCACGTGCGCGGCCGGCCGGGGAACTTGTCGCTCTCGGGCAGCCAGACGCGCTTGCGTGCGAAGATGTGGCTGACCATGTGCAGGCGGGCGAGTTTATCCGCGCGGCCGGGGTTGTAGGCGTAGGCCTCGATGCCCTCGCGCTCGAGCATCTGGCGCAGGCTGATGCCGCTGCCCTTGTCCTCGATCAGGCACAGGTCCGGCTTGCGGCCCGACGTGAGCGGCTTGGCGCCGCCGAACATCGGCTTGATCAGCGCCACGTCCTGATCGTCGCCGTAGCTGACGTTCAGCTCCTTCTTCACGCGCCTGATCAGGTCGGGCATGCCCACCTGCTCGGACCAGCAGTCGAGCAGGAGGAGCTGGCTCAGGCCATCCTTGTCGTGGAAGCTGCCGATCACGACGCACGCCGTGCTGTCCGCGTCGCCCTTCTTCTTGTCGTAGGTCGCCTCGGTGAATGCGGTGTCGAGCGACAGGATGATGTAGTCGAGGGCGGGCAGCGGCTTCTTGGCGGGCCAGAGCCGGAAGTCCGACCGCTTGATGATGCCGGTGTCCTCGGGGTCGATGAGCTCGCCGTACAGCTCCTGTCGGCCGATCGTCGTGCCCTCGTACTGTTCGATCTGCTTGAAGAAGCTGTCGGGCAGGTTCGTTTTGTTGTCGAACGTGCTGCCGCGCACGATGATGCGCCCCTCTTGCGGTGCGCTGAGCTTGCGGATCAGGTCTTTCGGCTTGGGCGTCGTCGTCCACAGCACCTGCGGCTTGGCACCCAGTCGCATCCCGAGCATGGCCATATCCCACGTCTCCTGATCATACTGCCATGCGGCCAGCTCGTCGAACCACCCACGGCAGTGCTGCGGCCCCCGGAGCCGCTCGGGCCGCTCCCCAGTGAAGCCACGTATGGTGCTGACGCCGCCGGCGACGTTCTTGAGCTTGATGAACATGCCCGACTTGTTGTGCTCGATGAGGAGCTCTGGCGGCAGGACGCTCAGGATGCCGCTCTCACCCTCCATGCACGTGATGGCAATGTCCCCGTAGGTGGGCGCTATGACGCAGCTGTCGAAGCCCGACGGATCCTCGAACGCGGCGCGCGTGATCCACTCGGCGCCGACGCGCGTCTTGCCGAAGCCTCGGCCGGCGAGGTAGCCGCACTCGGCCCAGTCGCTCTTCTGGACGATCTGGTTCGGCCGCGCGGTCTCACGCCACCGGCGTTGCCAGTCGAGGTGGACACGCTGCTCAGGGCTGAGCTGCGCCAACAGGGAGGCCGTGTTGGTCACGGGGTCCGATACAAGTCGAGCGCGTCGCGGAGCTGTGCGTTCATCTCGCGGATCTTATCGTACCGATCGGCAAGCAGGTCGCAGCGATGGCTCACGCTCGCTACGGTGCGCGCAGCGTCTGCAGCGTCTGCCTCAAGTTGCGCGTTGCGCTGCTCGAGCTCGGCGATGCGTCGCCACGGCCGCCAAATCACTTGCCGTCCCTCGCACGCAACGCTTCAGACAACGCGAGGGTGAGCGCGACGTTGTCGACGTTGCTGTCGATCTTGAGCGTCTCGCCCTCCTTGTTGCCGACGTCGACAGTCTGCTTGGGGCTGTATTTCTTAGGGTTCCAGCAGGCCAGCAGCTTCAGCCGCGTCTCGACCTGCGCACGCTTCCACTGCACGTGGCCCGGGTCGATCTTCCCGTCGACGCGCGCCGGCTCTGCATCGATCAGGGCGAGGGCATGATCCGCGATGGCGTCACCGCCAACCTCGCGCGCGGTCGCGTACGCGACTGCCAGCGCTTCGTCCGCCGCTACCCACTTGCCCCAGTTGACCGGGTGAAACCCCAACTCACGACCCAGCGCAGCCAGCGTCTCACCCAGAGCGAGGCGCTCAAGGACTTCCGCTTCGAGTTTTGGGGTGCGCTTTGTCGGCGTGGGCATACTCTGCGTGCTCCGCTAAGTGGCAGGACTACCAGACCCCCTAGATACGCCCGATCACCGCGCACCGCAACCCTCACAGCAACACTGCACCGCCACGCAACGTGATGCGCCCCGCTTCAGCGAGAGATCCGATCGCCCTGACTACGCGCTGCCTCCGCGTGTCTCGCCCGCCTCGCCCAGCCGGAGGCAGCAGGGCAACCGCGTGCGAGACGACGTGCTCCACCCCGATCTGGTCGCCCACCAAGCTGACCGCCTCCAGCGCCTCGAGCACCGCCCGCTCGTTCAAACCGACGTGCGGGAGCGCCTCCTGCCGCTCCCTCAGCTCCAGCCTCTCCCGCTCACCGGCGCGCTGCTCTGCGGTCTTCCACGCGCCCACCATACCCGTGCTGAACCCATACTTGTGCGCGACGCAGCACCGCGTCAGGTGTGGCGACGACATCCACTGGTGCACCTCCTTGGTCGTCACCAGATACTCCTGACACTCGACGACCGCGCAGGGCGCCTCCAGATCCACGAACAGCCTGAACTTACCGCGATGGCTGAAGGGCCGCACGGCCACCACCGTGTACGGCTGCTCGATGTCCGGCAACACGCACCGATCCCCGACACCCCACCGGCCGCCCTTGTGATCCTCGATGAACGCATTCACCTCGTCAGCATTGCTCCACATAGAAATCTCCTTCCACCACCAAATACACTGCAACACGGATTTATACAACACTTTACTAGCACCATGCACCGCGACACCGGCAACTTGGAAAAGAAGGTTAAGTGCCGGTGCACGGTGCACGTTGCAGTTTGCACCGCGCAACGCACTGCACCGTGATGCGTTGCGTTGCAGAAGTTGCACTATTTTAGCCCCAATGCACTTTTTTGCACATACCCACTTGCAACCCCTGCTTGCATATGCGAGAAGAGCTCATCAGCAACCAAGGAGACACCGACATGACGACCACCGCAACCTTCTCGAACGGCTTCACCGACACCTACAAGGGCACGCGCCCCGTCAAGGCAGCGTGGATGGTCACCAATACCGCCACCGGCAAGGTGCTTGCTTCGGGCCACTCGCTCGACATCGTCAAGGCCCGCAAGACCGCCGAAGGCACCGCCACCGAGAAGGGC